AGGAAGTGGTCTGATGAGGGACACATAAAAGTAACATCAGGTAACGTTATAGATTACGACTACATAAAAGCGGACATAATAAAGGCAGCAGAGTTATACGATATACAGTTCATCGAGTATGATAGGTTTTTATCTAACCTAATAGTACCGCAATTATTGGACGAGGGTATACCTATGAGTCCATTCGGTCAAGGGTTTATATCAATGAGTCAACCTTCAAAAGATCTGTACACTATGGTAAGAAATGGAGATTTGATACATAATAACAATCCTGTAACTAAGTGGCACGTATCGAATGCTATAACTGTAACTGATGCAGCAGGAAACATTAAGATAGATAAACAAAAAGGGTCGAACAAAGTTGATGGAGTAGTATCAATGATTATGGCTATAGGAGGATACTCTAAGGATAAAGAGGACTTTGTCCCTGTAACATCTATAGCGATGTTAGACGGAGAAGAGCCTATTTATGACTAGACCAATTGAGATATTTTCTACTTTTAAAAAAGTAATAGGTAAAAATACTTATATTTACAAAATATTAAACGAGATATGGACAAAAAGAAAAATTTTATACAAAGATTATTTTCAACAGATAAACCTGTTGAGAGTAGAACATTTATAAACGCAGGAGTAGCAGGAGGAGTAAACTCACCTTTACAGGTAGATACACAAGGTGCGTTAAAAATAGATATAGTATACGCAGTAATTAAGGTTATATCTGAGGGTTTTGCTAGTTTACCTACTAAAATATACTCTAAGAAGAACGGATTAGTGAAAGTAGAGAAATTACACGATCAATATGATCTATTGAAGTCAAATCCTTCTAAGCTATACACATCTTTCTCATTTAAACGTAGTTTAGCGGTTAATTACCTAATATATGGTAACGCATACGCTAAAATCATCAGAGATAGAAATGGTAGACCGATATCATACAGAATACTAGATCCACGTGATACTATGCCTTTTTTGGTAGAATTTCCTGACGGAACGGAAGAGATTTGGTTTAAATCTTGGGAAAAGGACTATATCACAAAAGGTAGTGATATGGTAGCTTGGTGTGATCTTTCTACTGACCCAACTATGGGAGTATCTAGGATAACACAGCACGCTGAACTATTAGGAATGTCTAAAGCATCTCTAGACTTTAGAAATAAACTCTATGCAAATGGGTTAAAAATAAGCGGAGTAGTATCATATCCAACAGAATCAGCAGTGTCTAATGATCAACTAAGAGAGTTGAGGGCATCATTTCAGGGTATTTATGGAGGAGTGCAGGAAGGGACAAAAGTAGCTTTCTTAAATAACGGAGCTAAGTTTGAGCCTATTAAGAGTAGTATGAATTTTGCAGATGTTCAGCACATTGAATCAGAAAGATTCACAAGAGAGTCTATATTAGCTATATTTTTAACTCCACAGGGTAAGTTAGGAATGGGAGATAGCAAATACAACAACCTAGAGGCTATGCAAACTGACTTTGATAGAAACGTACTTATGCCTATGTGCATATCATTTGAACAGGAGCTAAACAGAAAGATATTAAGAGAATCAGAAAAGCGCACACACTACGTAAAATGTGAGATGGATGCACTATCTCGAGCAGATATGACTACTAGAAGTGAGTATTTTGAGAGAGCAATCAATAGTGGACAAATGACCATCAATGAATGCAGAAACTATCAAGACCTACCACCTGTAGATAATGGAGATACTACGCTTATTATGGCGAATAATCTATTCCCTTTGGATAAGATACAGGAATTTGCAGATAATATGATTAATACTAACACTGATAATAACAAAATAGAAAAAGATGAAAAATAACATAGTAAAATTAGAAAGTAATATACAGGCGAGAGCTATAGAGGGGAATGATAGACAATTTGAGTTTGTTATTTCTGACGAATCTATAGACTCGCACAGAACAATATTTGCAGCAGAGGGAATGTCACACGACAGGTATATCAAAAATCCGATAGTTACGTACGCTCACCCTAGTCTTAATAGTAGTAATCCTGATGATATCATCGGTACTAGTGAATTAAGAGTAGAAGGTAAGTCTACTATAGCCGTCCTCACACTAGAACCTGAAGGTGATAATCCTCTAGCTGACAAAGTAGCTAAGAAGCTAAGAAATGGAACTCTAAGAATGGCATCTATCAGAGCTATACCTACAGAAGCAGAGTTCCAAGAGAGAAATGGAGAAGATATCAAAGTATTTACTAGATCCATATTATTGGATTGGGGAGTAGTGCCGATAGGGTCTAATCCTGCGGCTATGATGAGAGCATTAGAAGATGCAGCAGATGAGCTAATAGTAAAAGAAGAAACAATCAAAGACGAAACCATACAAGAAGCACCTAATACAGATGCTATAGCTATGGAGATCGAAAGCATCATTTAATTATAATTAATTTTTTTTAACATTAAAATTTTCATATGAAAAATCTTGAAACTTTGCTAGAAGAGAGAGAAATCTTAGAAGCAAAAACGGCAGAAATGCTAACAATTGTACGAGGTACAGAGGACGTTGAGAAGCGTGAATTAACAGAAGAAGAGACTACATCGTGGTCTGATTTAAAACTAGAGAGAATATCTCTCGACAAATCAATTAAATTGGCAGAAGAAATGCAAAACGAAGAAAGAATTTTAGCTGCAAAGTCAGCACCAAAACACGCAAAGGTATCACCTGAGGCTAAATTAGCAGCAGATATGAGTATCGTACGTGGTATTCAAAACTTGATGAACAATAAGCCACTAGAAGGTGCTGAAGCAGAAGCGCATCAAGAAGCAATCAGTGAAGCTAGGTCAATGGGTCTAAACTTCTCAGGTAATTTCCAAATACCTTCAGTAGTAGCAAGAGCTAATTCGGCTACAGGAGCAACTAATGCAGGTGGATTATCTCCTCTTATCAAGGATGATATTATGCAAATGCAACCATTCTTAACTCCAAAATTATTTTTAGAGGAGCTAGGAGCGACTATGATGACAGGACTACAGTCTAATTTTAAAATTCCTGTGGGAGATACACAATCTTCAGCTACTTGGAATTCTGAAACAGGAGCAGCAGACGAAACTACACCAATCATCAAGGAACTTACTGCATCACCTAACAGATTAGCAGCATATACTAAGTTTTCACGTCAAGCACTTATCCAACCTGTTATAGCTATCGAGAAGATGGTTAGAGATCAGTTACTTGGAGCAGAAGCTAGAGCGGTACAGTATGCAGCTATTAACGGATCAGGTACAGGTAACACTCCTGAAGGAATCCTTAACAATGCAGGTGTAAATACTATCACAACAGGCGGAACTCTTACAAGAGCTCACCTTATTGAGATGAGAAAAGCTATCCAATCTCTAAACGCAGACAAAGGTACATTGAACTACCTTACTAACCCTGACGTAGAGGCTTACTTAAACAACCTTCTTGTAGATGCAGGATCAGGTAAATTTGTATGGGATACGGCACAAACTGATAAATTAATGGGTTATGGAGCTAAGACTTCAACACTTATGCCTAACGATCTTTCTACGAGTAACTCAGGAATGATCTTCGGTGATTGGTCTAAATTATTTATTATGAATTGGGGTGGAAGAAGTATCTCAGTAGATCCTTACACATCATTAAAGAATGCACAAGTGGAGGTAGTCTTAGATAGCTATTATGATATCAAGGTAGTACAACCTGAAGCATTTAGTATAGCGGTAGACATCGCAGTATAATAATATTTGTGGTTTTTAATTAGTTTCCTCCTGCATCAAATCGGTGCAGGAGGTTTACTAAAAAAATATAATTAAAATGAAATACAAAGTGAAAGTAAGTTTAACACGAGACCCATTCAAATTATCATTAGTTAAGGGTGATGTGTTAGATACAAACAAAGACAAAATAACTAAGAGTAATATAGAATTAGCTATCTCATACGATTACATAGAAGTAATAAAAGAAGTAGTTAAACCTAAAAAGAAAAGAACAGTTAAAAATAAAAAGTAATTAAGAATGTCAGTATACAGTGTAGATATAAATAACCCAACAGAGCCAATAACATCAGAGATGATTAAGGTACATCAAAGGATAGATACATCAGACGAAGATGAGAATATAGATGTATTCATTAGATGGGCTCGTAAATCAGTAGAAAAGGAGGCATCTGTAACTCTAGTAGAGAAAGACGTGAGAATGCAGTTTAGAGAGCCACAGGAGCGTTATTACATAAAATATGACACTCAGGAGTCATCTGTATGTAAGTTCTCTTATATCGACTTAGATGGGGATACAATAGAGATA